AACATCTCGCGCTCAGTTCGAACGTAGCGGCATCCGAGCGGGTCGCGCTGGTGCCGCCGGGTGCCGCGTACCGTCACCGCATCAAGTCGGCGGACTTCCGCCGCAATTGGGAGACGGCGCTCAAGGAGGGCTATGACCGGCTCGAACTCGCGATGCTCGAGCGCGCGATCAACGGCGTCACCGTCGAGACGACGGCTGCGAACGGCAAGAAGACGAAGAAGATCGAATATTCCGAAGGTGCGGCGATGACGCTGCTTAAGGCGCACCGCGCTTCCGTCGCTGCGATCAACGCTTCTCAGGCTGCCAATGCGGCGGAGGCCGACATCCTTCTGGTGATCGACGGCATGGCGCGGCGGATCGGTCATGGCGATTAAGCGCGAACTGCTCAGTCTGACCGCGGGCGAGCTGGCGCGGATGAGCCAAGCGGACAGGGACAAGGCGTTTGAGGGGGTCGACGACGCCAGCCGCCAGACGCTGAAGACCTTTTGGCCGTTCCGGATCATGCCGGGGCAAGCGCCGCCGCCGGGCGACTGGCGCGTGTGGCTGCTGATGGCGGGGCGCGGCTTCGGCAAGACGCGGTGCGGTGCCGAATGGGTGCGGGGGCTGGCCGAACAGGATGGCCGCGCGCGGATCGCGCTGGTCGCGGCGACGATGGCGGAGGCGCGCAGCGTGATGGTGGAGGGCGTCAGCGGGCTGCTCGCGATTGCGCCGGCCGGCCTGCGCCCGCATTGGGAGCCATCGCTGCGCCGGCTCCGCTGGCCGGGCGGCGCGACCGCGACGCTGTTCGCGGCGAGCGAACCGGAAGGGTTGCGCGGGCCGCAGCATAGCCACGCCTGGTGCGACGAGATCGCCAAATGGCCATATGGCATCGAGACGTGGGACAATCTCGCGATGGGGCTCCGGCTAGGCGACCGGCCGCGGATCGTGGCGACGACGACGCCGCGTCCGGTGCCGCTCGTGCGGATGCTGGTGGCGCGCGACGATGTCGCGACGACGGGCGGGCGGACGGAAGACAATCGCGAGCATCTCGCGGCCGATTTCCTCGACGCGATGGCGGCGGGCTATGCCGGCACGCGGCTCGGCCGGCAGGAGTTGGACGGCGAGCTGATCGAGGAGGCCGAGGGCGCGCTGTGGAGCCGCGCGCTGATCGAGCGTTGCCGCGTGCGGCAGGCGCCCGGGGCGGTGCGCGTCGTCGTCGGTGTCGATCCGCCGGCGGGGGCGGGCGCGGCGTCGGATGCGTGCGGGATCGTCGTCGTGGCGCTTGGCGCGGACGGCATCGGCTATGTGCTCGAGGATGCCAGCGTGCAGGGGCTCGGCCCCGAGGGCTGGGCGCACGCGGTGTCGCTCGCCGCCGAACGGCACGATGCGGACCGGGTGATCGCCGAGGCGAACAACGGCGGCGCGATGGTCGAGAGCGTGTTGCGCGCGGCATCGGCGACGCTGCCGGTGAAGCTGGTTCATGCCTCGCGCGGAAAATCGGCGCGGGCGGAGCCGGTGGCGGTGCTCTACGAGAAGGGGCGGGTGGCGCATGTCGGCGCCTTCCCCGCGCTCGAGGACGAGATGGCGGGGCTGTTGCTCGACGGTTCTTACGTGGGCCCGGGGCGGTCGCCCGATCGCGCGGACGCGCTGGTGTGGGCGATGCATGCGCTGCTGCTGACGGGGCAGGCGCGGCCGGGATTGCGGACTTTGTAGATAAAATCCTCCCCTGCAAGGGGAGGGGGACCGCTCGCGAAGCGAGTGGTGGAGGGGTGTCAACCTCGGAGGCCGGGCGCCCGTCAGTCGCGTGTTCTACCCCTCCACCATCCTTCGGATGGTCCCCCTCCTCCTCCGGGGGAGGATCATAGAAAACAGAAGGATTCCCCATGCGGCTTTTCGGATGGAAGGCGGCGCGCAGCGGCGCGCGGCCGGTGCTGACGCGCGCGTTCGGCGTGACCGGCGGGATCGGCGGGCCCACGCGAGGCGACTGGCCGAGTGGCTACGAGGCGCAGGTCCGCGCGGCCTATCTCGGCAATGCGGTGGCGCAACGCGCGGTGCGGATCGTCGCGGAGAGCGCGGGCGGCGTCACGATTGATGTGGCGAGTGACGACCATCCGGTGGCGGGGCTGCTCGCAGGCATGGGCCAGCCGCTGATCGAGACGGTGGCGGCGCAGCTGCTGCTCCACGGCAACGCCTTCGTCCAGATCCTCGCAGACGCCGACGGCATGCCCGCGATGCTGTTCGCGCTGCGCCCCGAGCGCGTCACCATCGAGCCAGACGCGACCGGCTGGCCCGCCGCCTTCGTCTACCGCGCCGCCGGTCAGGCGTTGCGGATTCCGGTGGCGGCGCCCGATGGCCGGCCGGGCCTCGTCCACATCCGCACGATGCACCCGCTCGACGATCAATATGGCCTGGGCTGCCTGGGAGCCGCTGCCGGCCCGGTCGCGATCCACAACGCCGCGACGCGCTGGAACAAGGCGCTCCTGGATAACGCAGCGCGACCCTCGGGCGCACTGGTTTATGATCCGGGCGACCCAGGCGCGACGCTGTCGCCCGATCAGTTCGCGCGGCTCAAGAGCGAGATGGAGGCGGGGTTTTCGGGGAGCGGCAACGCGGGGCGGCCGATGCTGCTCGAGGGCGGGCTCAAATGGCAGGCGCTGAGCCTGACCCCTGCCGATATGGATTTCATCAACCTCAAGGCGGCGGCGGCGCGGGAAATCGCGCTGGCGTTCGGGGTGCCGCCGATGCTGCTCGGGCTGCCCGGCGACAACACCTACGCCAATTACAGCGAGGCCAATCGCGCGCTGTGGCGGCTGACGATCCTGCCGCTCGCGGACAAGATCGTCGCGGCGCTGGGGTGCGCGCTGGCGGCGTGGTGGCCGGACCTGACGCTGGCGATCGACCTCGACGCGATCCCCGCGCTGGCGGCGGACCGCACCGCATTGTGGTCGCAGGTGTCGGCGGCCGATTTCCTCGGCGACGACGAGAAGCGCGCGATTCTCGGCTTCGGGCCGCGAAATGCATGACGCCGTTCCCCCGCGAAGGCGGGGGCCCAGGGCCGCAGGCGTCGCGCGTGAAACTCTGGACCCCCGCGTACGCGGGGGAACGAAGGAACGAAATATGACCGCCGATACCGAAAGCGCCCTGCTCGCGCGGCTCGTCGAGCAGGGGCAGACGCAGGGCGTCGATCTGCTCACCATCCGCGCGATCGCGGAGGAGGCAAGCGAATTGGGCGCGGCAAGGGCGCTCGAAAGGCTCGGCCTCGCCGATACCACCGCGCGCGCCGATCTCGGCGAGCTGCGCCAGCTGCTCTCGGCCTGGCGCGACGCCAAGCGCACCGCGCGCGACGTCGTCATCGGCTGGGTGGTGCGCGTCACGCTCGCGGCGCTGATGCTGGGGCTGGCGGTGCGGCTGGGGCTCGTCGCGCTGGTGCGGTCGTGACTCTCCGTTCTCCCGCGAACGCGGGAGCCCAGGGCTCCGAGCGCCGCGCCTGCAACTCTGGCCTCCCGCGTTCGCGGGAGAACGAGGAAGGCAAGCAGCCATGAGCCTCCGCTTCGCCGGCTACGCCGCGCTGTTCGACATGGTCGATCGCGGCGGCGACGTGATCCGCAAGGGCGCCTTCGCGCGCGCCGTCGCCGAGGGCGCCAAAAGCCTCCCCTTGCTGTGGCAGCACCAGCAGGGCGCGCCGATCGGCCGGATCGAACAGATCGCCGAGGATGCGCGCGGCCTGCGCGTGATCGGCCGGCTCACCCCCGACGCCAAGCCCGCCGCCGACGCCGCCGCGCTGCTCCGCGACGGCGCGGTGGGGGGCTTGAGCTTCGGCTACCGCGTGCGCGCCAAGCACCACCGGCCGGGGGGCCGCGAGCTTACCGATCTCGACCTGGTCGAGGTCTCGCTGGTCACCTTTCCGATGCAGCCCGGCGCGCGCGTGCACGCCCTCCACGAGGAGAATGACTCATGACCGACATCCAACAGGAGACGCCGATGTACGAGACCAAGCAGGAGACCGACCCGCTCGAGACGAGCTTCGCCGGCGCTGAGGACATCGCCTCGCTCAAGGCGGGGATGGCCGATCTCAAGGCCAAGCTTGACGGGGCCACCGTCGCGGCGGCGCGCGCGCCGCTCGACGGCGCCAAGGCGGCGACCGACGCCAAGCGCCCGTTCGTCGAACGCTATCTGCGCCACGGCCACACCGGCGGCGTCGAGATCAAGGCGATCGACGGCACCGCGGACGCCACCGGCGGCTATGTCGTGCCGCAGGAGATCGACGCGCAGATCGATTCGACGCTGATCGACATCTCGCCGATCCGGGGCATCGCCAACGTCGTCCAGGTCGGCTCGTCGGGCTATCGCAAGCTGGTGACGGTGGGCGGCGTCAGCTCGGGCTGGGCCGCGGAGAACGCGCCGCGCGGCGATACGCCGACGCCCAATTTTGCCGAGATCGTGCCCGCCATGGGCGACCTCTTCGCCAATCCCGCGGCGACGCAGGCGATGCTCGACGATGCCGCCTTCGATGTCGAGGCGTGGCTCGCGGTCGAGATCGCGACCGAGTTCGCCCGCGCCGAGGGCGCTGCCTTCGTGGCGGGTGATGGCGTCAACAAGCCGAAAGGCTTCCTCACCGCGCCCAGGACCGCGCAGGACGACGGCGTGCGCCCGTTCGGCACGCTGCAATATCTCGCGACCGGCGTCGACGGCGATTTCCCGGCGAGCGAGCCCGAGGACAAGCTCATCGATCTCGTCCAGTCGCTGCGCGCGCCCTACCGGCAGGGCGCGGTATTCGTGATGAACAGCTTCACGCTTGCGATCATCCGCAAGATGAAGACCGCGGACGGTCATTTCATCTGGGCGGCGGGCCTTGCGGCGGGGCAGCCCGACACGCTGCTCGGCTATCCCGTCGTCGAGGCGGAGGACATGCCCGACATCGGATCGGGCACGACGCCGATCGCGTTCGGCAATTTCAAGGCGGGCTATCTGATCGCCGAGCGCGGCGAGACCGCGATCCTGCGCGATCCCTTCACCGCCAAGCCCTACGTCCATTTCTACGCGACGCGGCGGATCGGCGGCACCGTCTCCAATTCGGAGGCGATCAAGCTGATGAAGTTCTCGGCGGCCTGAGGCTTCCGCGCCGTAAATCCTCCCCTGCAAGGGGAGGTGGCATCGCGCAGCGATGACGGAGGGGTGGAGGCCGGGCGATACGGACACCGCGTCGCGC